GCAGAAGTAATATTTCTTACACATAATAAAGAAAAACATGAATACAATTTGGAGAATGCCATCATGGGAGAAGAGATTCTTTGGAAACCTGATATACAAGAATCAAAAATATCCCAGTATGGAGGAAGAAATATTAGGTACAAAGCCGGGAATAAATCTAAATATGTTGAAGAATTTAGAGCATTACATGACTCCATTATACCTTGGAACACAATTAGGTATATTTTCTAAAGTAAAATTTATGAGAGATACAAAAGATATGCTAAAACTTGTGGCAGCAATTGCCGAAGAACATTATAATATTACTGATGGTGCAGATAATAATCTAAACTATCTATGGTATATGTACCATAAAGGATCTAAGAAGGATGAATTCCGCCCTTTTGTATATATGGCTGAGTTAATGTTACTAAAAAAGTATGATTATCTAAATGATGCTGAAATAAGAAACATCATAAGTATGATGAAATCAGAAGATGGAGATAATCTTGCTATAGTAACATTAAGCATACAGAATTTAAGAGATTTAAGAATCAAAAAACAAGGAGTATATTCTAAAGAGAATGAAGCATACAAGGATTTAAAATATACATATGCTTTTGAAATTCTGAATCATACTGTGTTTATGGAAACAATGATAGAAAAATGAAAACTTTTATAAAATGGTTTGAATTAAATCTTGGATGGTTTTTTATAAACGGTAGAAAACAAAATGATTGGGCAGAATATTTAAGAAACAAATATAAAGATGACAGAACAAGAATTAATTGAATTTGGCTTTGAAAAAGTAGAAGTCAAAGATAGTGAAAGCCAGAATGGCTATGATTATTATTATTACATACTAGACTTACTTCCAGGATTAAGTTTAATTTCATCAGCAAGTGATGAAAGCTTAGATGGTGAATGGAAGGCATATAACTTTGATTGGGATACTAAAGCTGAACTAAACAGATATGCTATAGAGCATCTGATCCAAGTTGCTGTCCACCAAGGGTATCAACATCATCCGTAATTTTAGATAGCTGTGCTTTCTCTGCTAAAATGTTAAACATTATCATAGCAGCAGCAGATTTATAACAATCATCTATTTCAGTTTGAACTATATCCATAGGAACGGGAGTTGTTAATACTTCTCCTGTTCTTAAATGGATTCTAGTACCTGCATCAGGATTCATCACATTAACAAATGAAGTTCTAGTAATGTGAGTTATATTGAGATGCTCAATATATTCTCCATCTTTGTCTTTTAGTACTATTGGTAGGAACATTAGATAATTGTATTGTCTTCTATTTTGTAATTATTTACGGACACTAAATTATCAATTTTTGTTAGAATAGCAAATCCATGGTTCCATTCATTTATTTCCATGTAGTCTGGTGCTAATTCACATAGGCATCCAAGGCTATATGCTCTTATTGTACTAGACTCACCAGTTCCATAAACTCTTTGTGAGCTTTGAGAACTTTTATGAAAGTGATTTACAATACAATTGGTTTTAAGTCTCATTAAAGCAGTTCTTGCTGGTACTACACCACCTGCTCCAGGAATCTTATCACCATGCTCTATAAGGAAGTCACCAAAGATAACTTTGGTTCTAAATGGAAGATACTCTATTTTGTATTCAGCAACATGTAGGATTACATCTAATCTAAATTCATCCATGTCTAGTAGCTCAGATGCTTTTATTCTAAGATATCTTTCAAACCTATTCTCATGGTTACCAGGTATAAAGTAGATAGGAATATCTGGAAATCTAGAGCGCATGTACTCAAAGAACTGTTTACCTGCTTCTATTTCATTTTTAAAATGAACTTTTCTTGGATCTTTTTCATGAAAAGAAAGCTGATAGAAGTCTAATAAGTCTCCATTGATTAAGATGCTGTCTACGCCTTCTGCTTCCATTTTATCACAAGCAGTTTCTATAGCATCTTCATCATGATATGGTATATGGAGGTCACCAATAACACCAAGTTTTCTACATCCTGTAGGGAATGTAAATGTTCCTCTTTTTTGTGATAAAGAAGATGGTAGGGATACAAAATTTTGCATTACTTTTGTTTTAAGTTCTTTTTGAAATTCTCTATTCTTTAAATATTTTCTATGGTGAGTTCCTATTTGACCTCTACGGTATCTTAATCTACTATATACTTGTTCAAAGTTTTCAAAGTAAGCTTCATTCTCAGAATAAATCTTTTTTGCTAGAGTTTTACTTGGTGAATTAGGAAACTTTTCGAGATATTCTAAAATAATTTTAGTTGTCTCTTTAGTTTGTTTGGGTAGTAATCTGTCTTCCATAAGTACATTATAATATACAAAAAATAATCATATGTTTAGTTTCAAACTTACAAAGAAGAATGGAAATTTAGTGCATATTAATGAAACCACAAAGATTTCTTATCAATTATTTCTTGATAAACTTCAAGAAGGTCAGGAAGTTGAGGTCTTTATGGGACTAACTTCAGACAATGGTAGCTTAGCACAATTGGCTAAGATACACGCCTGCATTAGAGAATTAGCCAAAGAGTCTGGCTATACATTTGATGAGATGAAATTTATAGTAAAAAAACACTCTGGTCTATGTTATGACGGAGGAGGTGCTGAATACTGTAAATCTTTTAAAGAATGTAGTAAGGAAGAACTAGCAATGGCAATAGAATCTGCTATTGAAATTGGCAGAGATTTAAATATTAATCTTGCTTAATAGTATCCTCAGTTATTTCTTTTTCCTCAAATTGATTAGTTTCAGTTGCTTGTCTTTCAATTTCAGCTAAAAGTAAAATAACTGTATAAATACTGCGTTGAAGATCATCTAGATCTTGATATTCTTTAGTCATCAAGTCTTTAAGATACTGATCTTTATCTTCAACATCAACTTTTGTAAACAAGTAAAATGATAATGCTTTACTCATTAAATAAAATGATTTATTTATTGAAATATTTAAAAGAGCATTATCTTTTATTTCTTTTACTTTTGTTGCCATGGTATCAATGTTTTAACAAATATAATAAAAAATGAAAACAGAAACAGAAATAAATGAAATTAAACAAAAAATGTTTGCTAAACTTGAATCAAGTGGTTGGGGTAGAGTTTTTAAATCTTTTATATTTAGTTCAGAGTTTACTGACATTCTCACTAAACTTTATGAGTTAAGTGTTACAGATAAAAGATTTACTCCAACATTAAAACAACTATTTAGATCATTTGAAGAATGTCCATATGATGAATTAAAAGTGGTATTTATAGGTAAGGATCCATATCCACAGTTAGGAGTTGCCGATGGTATATCATTTAGTTGTGGTAATACAAATAAGGTACAGCCTAGTTTAAGATACATTTTTGAAGAAATTGAAAGAACAGTATATCAGGAATTTCCTTCATATCAAGATCCAGATTTAACCAGATGGTCAAAACAAGGTATACTAATGCTTAATACAGCTCTTACAGTTGAGGTAGGTAAAATTGGTAGTCATTATGATATATGGAAACCTTTTACTGCTTACTTATTAGATTGGTTAAATAACTATAATCCAGGATTAATTTATGTGTACATGGGTAAAAAAGCTGAAGAATGGTCTGAGCTTACTAACGACAATAACTATAAGTTTACTGTTAAACATCCTGCTTCTGCTGCTTATAATGGTTCTAAATGGGATAGTAATGATATATTTAATAAAATATCTAAACTTGTAGAAGAAAATAATGGTTACAAAATAATATGGTAGTATGGAAGATATATTTTTAAAATTTGTCAAAGAGGGAATAACACCTAATAGTTATTATGTATTACACTGCATTAAAAACAAAATAGTTCCGTATTCTTTTATTAGTAAAGAATTAGAAACTAAAAGATTAATTAATGATGGTTGGTTAAAAGATGACTTGACATTAACAGATAAAAGTATTATCTTTACTACTGAAATTGATGGCTTCTTTAAGAAGTCTAAAAAGAAAACATCTAAAAATTTACTGGGAGATAACTTTGAAGATAACATTAAGAAATATTCTGATATATTTCCTGCGGTCAAGTTATCTAGTGGTAAGTACGCAAGATCTAATCCTAAAAACTTAGAGAATGCACTTAGATGGTTCTTTGAAACTTATGATTATGACTGGGAAATAGTTTTGTTGGCAACAAAGAAATATGTGTTAGAGTACAGAGAGATTAATTATCAATATATGAGAACATCTCAATATTTTATTAGAAAGCAAAACACAGACAAGACTTGGGACTCAGATTTAGCTGATTATTGTGAAATGATTATAAATAAACCAGATGATGAAATAATATTTATTAAAGAAAGACTATTTTGATACATATAAATTTAAAAAAGTTACTTATTGGGATTATTGGGAGTGTGTGTTTGTATCTAATAATTAACAATTACATTGTAGAAGTGAGCATTTTACAGTATGTAGCTATAGAAGCCATAATTACTTTGTCTCACTATCTATATGAAAGAATTCAACCTTCAATAGAAGGTACTCCGGAAAATTAATCTATAGAATATGTATAATAATGCGAGCCCTTTAAAGGCTGTAAGTGAAAGAGACGCTCTTAAAAAAGCTCTCTACAAAATGAAAGCTAGACACAATGGTGAATTAAAATCATTGAAGACAGCTTGGGTGAATTTTAATAATGCTTTTTGTGATGGTCTAGAATGGAGAACTATTACAGTTGTTGGTGCTAGACCAGGAACTGGTAAGACTTTATTTATGGAACAATTGGTTAATGATGTCATAAAGATAAATCCTGACCAAAAGTTCAGAATACTAAAGTTTCAGTTTGAGATGCTAGATGAAACAAATGGCATTAGAAAATTGTCTATGAATGTTGGTTCTGATTACAATACTCTGATGAGTAAGGATAAACCTGTTGACAAGAGTGTTTTTCAAAAGTGTGTGGAATTTTATGAAAGTACAGCAACGTATGATATAGTAGATGTGGTGTATGATCCATGTACAGTGGATGAGATGTGTGCTACTATTCATGCTTATATGGAGAAGCATAAAAGTGAAGATGGATTTACAAACACTTTAGTTACTATAGATCACTCAGCTTTATTTAAGGTTGGTAAGGGGCAGAAGGATAAGTTTGAGATGCTCTATGGTTTAGGTGAAGCCCTTACAGAAATGAAGAAGAGGTTTCCTGTGGCATTCTTGGTTCTTAGTCAGTTAAACAGAAATGTAGAAACTGTAGAAAGAGCTAAAGATGGTACATATGGAAATTATATTCTTGACTCTGATTTATATGGTTCTGATGCTTTATTACAACATGCTGATGTAGTGCTTGGTATTAACCGTCCTGCCAATAGAAGGCTAAAATTCTATGGACCTGAGAAGTATATTATCAATGATCCAGATTTATTAGTATTTCACATACTAAAGTCAAGAAATGGATTTATGGGTATGAACTTCTTCAAGTTAGATAGAGATGTCATGAGGATTATGGAAGTTGATCCACCACCAACATCATCGCATTAAAATTAAAAATTATGTATAACAGAAAAGACAAAGAAAAGGAGTTGATGGAACATCACTCAAAGTTTTTAGAAAAGCTAACCGGTGGTTATCAGTTTACAGCTAAGACTGCATTTTATAGCAAAGGTAAGTTTGGAAGACAGATTCAGTTTTTTGAAAATGAATTAAACAAGGGTACTGATATCTATATAGAATTAGTGGATATTGAGAGGGATGCAAGAGGAGCTGAGACAAACATGGTTTCTATGTTTTGGGAAAGACCACTATTCAAGTATAGATACAATCCTTATTTTAAGGAAGAGTATGAAGTTAAAACTTCTACAAATTCTAGAGGCGAGGAGTATTCTGCATATGTTGTTCCAACTTCAGAACTTGTTTGTGTAAACAAAGGATCTAAAGAAATTCCTTACAATAGCTATGAGACACAGAGAACTGAAGAACCAAAAGAACAAAAGAAGCTAAGTGTGTTTCCAGATTTTGAAGAAGAGTTTGTTCCCAAACTTAAGACTCAAGAAACTGATGAAGATGTATCTAGCATTCTTTTGCAAATTGCCGAAGGTTTTCAAAAACTAGCACAAAAATTTAAGTAAAATGAGTATAGTACTTCCAACTAAAAAAGTAAAAGCTAACAGGGTTAATCCTAAAAGATTAATTGTGTATTCAAAGCCTAAAACAGGTAAGACAACTGCATTTGCAGGTCTTGATGATAATTTAATTATTGACTTAGAAAATGGTGCAGACTATGTTGAAGCCATGAAAGTCAAAGCTAATAATCTTCAGGAGCTAAAAGAAGTTGGTAAAGCAATCAAAGAAGCTGGTTATCCATATCAATATATTACTATTGATACTGTGACAGCTTTGGAAGATATGGTTATGCCACTTGCAATTAACTTATATAAACAAACGCCAATGGGTAAGAATTATTCTGGAGACAGTATTCTTACATTGCCGAATGGTGCAGGTTACTTATATGTTAGGCAAGCATTCTTTCAAGTTTTAGATTTTATTGATACCTTAGCTCCCCATATTATTTTATCTGGTCACATTAAGGACAAGCAGGTAGATGATAAAGGAGAGATGGTTATGTCTGCAAATATAGATTTGACGGGCAAGATAAAATCTCTAATTTGTGCTAACGCAGATGCAATTGGTTATATGTATAGAAAGGGTAATGAAACAATTCTTAGCTTTAAAACTAATGAAGAAGTGACTTG